TCTTCTGGGAGCCGGATCACTGCGAACAGGCGCACCTCTCCGAACTGCTGCGCCGGCATCTGCCACGCCAGTACCGCGACACCCAATGACGACGAAAGGACCGCCGCCCATGAGTAACACCACCCAAACCGCCGCCGAGACCGTCGGCGGAATCGCCGCAAAGGTCGCGCAGACCGCCACCTACGCCGGGAGCGCGAGCGCTGTGTTTTTCGGCCTGACCGCGAACGAGCTCGCCGCCGTGGGTGGCCTGATCCTTGGCTTCATCGGCCTCGTGGCCAATACCGCGATCACGATCTACTTCAAGGCCAAGCACCTGAAATTGGCCGAGCAGCAGGCGAGGGCGGGCGATGATCAAGCGTAACACGATCGCCGCGCTGTCGCTCTCCGCGGCGGCGCTGGTGGGCATCGCCACGCACGAGGGCTTCGTCGGGCGCGCGTATCAGGACGTGGTGGGCGTCTGGACGATCGGCTTTGGCACGACTGAGGGCGTCAAGCCCGGCGACCGTATCGAACCGGTGCAGGCGCTGCAGCGCAAGATGGCCGACGTGCAAAAGTTCGAGGGCGCGCTCAAGCAGTGCGTCAAGGTGCCGCTGCATCAGCACGAGTACGACGCCTTCCTGTCACTGGCCTACAACATCGGCCCTGGCGCGTTCTGCGGCTCTACGCTCGTGCGAAAGCTCAACGCCGAGGACTATGCCGGCGCCTGCGCCGAGATCCTGCGCTGGGACAAGGCGGGCGGCAAGACCGTCGCCGGCCTGACCAAGCGCCGACAGGCCGAGCACCGGCAGTGCATGGGGCAGCAGCCATGAGCGCCGACGAGCTCCCGATGTGCTGCCGCGCCTGCGCGCACAAGCAATCGCAGTACCTCTACCCAGCCTGGACGCATCGGTGCACGAAGAACAAGCCGATGGTCGATGGCTGCCGCTGGAAAACGCCCCGCACGCATTCCGAGGTGAGAAATGAGCGAAAAGATTACTGACCTCGCCGCCTGGCGCGCTGCGCACGCCCGCCCGATCACGGACGCCTGCCGCTGGTCGGAGGCGGTCGAGACTGTGACCCGCGCGAACCTGCAGGCGTGGATGACGATGACGTTCCTGTGGCCGCGCATCCTGCTGCGTACCACGTTCGGGGTGTAGTCGTGAGCCAGATCGCCATCCTGCTGCTGTGCGCCGCGCTGACGGCTTCGCACCTGACGGCCTACCACATGGGCCGCAACGCCGAGGATGCCGCCAAGCTCGACCAGGCGCTGGCCTACGCCGCCGAGATTGTCGAGCGCCAGGGCAAGGTCGATGCGCTCGCCGCGGACCTCGAAGCCGAGCGCGCCAAGCGCATCCCGAAGAATCGCGTCATCACGAAAGAGGTTGTCCGCTATGAAACGCTGCCCGCTGATCGCCGCTGCACTCTCGATCCTGCTTGGCGCTTGCTCCACGACGCCGCCGCAACCGGCGAGCCTGCCGAGCCCGCCCGCCTGGCTGCTGGTGCCGCCGAGCCCGTTGCAGACGCTGCCGCACTCGGAACCGTCGCCGGAAACTACGAGCAATGCCGCGAGTACATCGAGCAGCTTCGAGGCTGGCAGCGGTGGTGGGGCGAGGTGAGTCGTGGCTGATGCACTCGACCTGAAGGTCGAAGGGCTCAAGGAGCTTGCAGACAAGCTGCGCGGCATGGGGCCGGACCTGTCGCGCAACGTGCTGCGGGCGGCCGTGCGGGCGGGAGCGGCGACCGTTCGCGCCGAGGCCATGAACATGGTGCCGCAGGATACCGGCCGGCTGCGCCGCGCGATCTACCTGAAGCACATCCGCGAGAAGTCCAGCCCGCACCAACAGACCTTCTATGTGTCGGTGCGCGCCGGCAAGCGCTACCGCAAGCGCGACGTCGACGCCTATTACTGGCGCTTCGTCGAGTTCGGCACCGCGAAGATGGCCGCGCGTCCCTTCATGCGACCGGCGTTCGAGGCGAAAAAGGGTGATGCCCTGGAAGCCATAAAAGGCCGACTAGCCGACCGGATCAAGACCTACGAGCGCAAAGGCAGACGATGATCGAAAAGCAACTGGTCGCCATCTTCATGGCCGACGCCGCCGTCCAGGCAATCGCTGGCGCGCGTATCTATCCCATGCGCCGCCCGCAGGATGACCCTGCGCCGTGCGTGGTCTATCAGCGCATCAGCACGGCCCCGGTGAAGAACATAGAAGGCGACAGCGGGCTTGATTCCGTGCGGCTGCAGGTCTCGTGCTGGGCCACTGCATACGCCGACGCAAAAGCGCTTGCCGCCGCCGTGCGAAGCGCGATCAACGCATCGGGCCTCAAGTCCGCGACAGAGATGGAAATGGACGATCAGGACGCCGAGACGCACGAGTTCCGCGTGATGACCGATTACCGGATCTGGCAGCACCTTTAACCCGCCCCGCAACCCGCAGCACCCCTAATGGCCCGCCTTGTGCGGGCTTTTGCTTTCAGGAGACACGCGATGTCGAGCAACGCAATCGAAACCCAAGGCATGCAACTTCAGATCGGTGACGGCGCCACGCCCGAGGTCTTCACCAAGATCAGCGAGATCAAGAACTTTTCCGGCCCTGGAGGCTCCGCGTCGGTGATCAACGTCACCTCGCTCGACTCCACCGCGCAGGAAAAGCGCATGGGCCTGGTTGACGAAGGCCAGCTTCAGTTCACCATCAACTACGTGCCGGCCGACCCCCAGCATGCCGCGCTGCGCGCCGCGCGTGCCAGCCGCGAGCAGACCAATTTCCGCCTGATCTTCACCGATACCGGCGCGACGCAATGGGACTTCGCCGCATTCGTGACCGGCTTCTCGGTCTCGGGTGGCGTTGATGCCGTGGTCGAGGCGCAAGTCACGCTCGAGATCACTGGCGCCATCACGGAGTCCTGATCATGCTGCTGACCCGTGAAGCCATCCTTGCAGCAGCCGGCACGCTGCCGCGCGAGACCGTGCCGGTGCCCGAGTGGGGCGGCGAAGTGATCGTCGCCACCATGACCGGCGCCGCGCGTGACGAGTGGGAGCAATCCCTGGTCACGCAGGGCCGGCGCACCATCGAGAACGTGCGCGCGAAGCTGGTCGCCGCCACCGTGGTCGATGAGGCGGGAAGCCGCATGTTCTCGGCCGATGACGTGCAAGCGCTCGGGCGCACTTCCGCTGCCGCGCTCGATCGCGTCTGCAAGGTCGCGCAGCGCCTGAACGGCCTCACCGCCGAAGAACTGGAGTCCGCAAAGGGAAACTGACGCGCCGCCCAGAGCGGCGCTTCTATTTTGCCCTGGCGGAACGGCTCGGCATGCCGGTTGGCGTGATGCTCGCCAGCATGTCGAGCACTGAATTGACCGAGTGGCGAGCGTACTACGAGCTTGCCGCCGAAGAGCGCGATCGCGCAACGAAGAAGCCGGCGATGACTGCGGCCGACCTTCGCGCCGCGCTCGGGCATCGCGTCATCAAGAAGAAGGGGTAAGTCATGGCGGCATTGGGCGAACTGGTCGTTTCGCTGTCGGCCAACATTGCGCAATTCACGAGCGCGATGGATAAGGCTGCGTATGTCTCGCAGCAGCGCATGGACAGCATGGTGAAGTCCGTGAAGGCTGCCGGCGCGATGGTGGGCGGTGCGCTGGCTGCGGGTGCGGGCGCCTTTGCGGTGCAGATGCGCTCGATCGTCAATTCGGCTGACGAGACCGGCAAGGCTGCGCAGAAGCTTGGCATGACCACGGAGGCCCTATCCGGGCTGCGCTACGCGGCGCAAATGTCCGGCGTGGATGCCGCAAAGCTCTCCGAGGGCATCAACAAGCTGAACGCGGCTGCCGCCAATGGCAATGAAGCGTTCAGCGCGATGGGGCTGTCGGTCAAGAATGCGGACGGTTCGCTCAAGACCTCGGACGTGCTGCTGAAAGAGGTCGCCGGCAAGTTCGCCAGCTACCGCGACGGTGCAGAGAAATCCGCGCTCGCGCAAAAGCTCTTTGGCGAGAGTGGCGCCCAACTGATTCCGCTCTTGAATGCGGGCGCGGACGGCATCACCGCCATGACTGACGAGGCGCGCGAACTTGGCATCGTGTTTTCGGGCGAAACCGCGCAGGCCGCTGCGGCGGTGAATGACAACCTCACGCGCATGCAAAAGGCGCAAGAGGGCATCGTCGCGCAGATCACGGCCGCGATGCTGCCGACCATCCAGAACCTCACCGACAAGCTGGTCGATGCGGCCAAGAACAGCAAGCTCATGGAGGACGTTTCGCGCTCGCTGGCGACCGGCTTGAAGCTGCTTGTCTCGAGCGGCGCAATTGTGGCGGCGACCTTCGACGTACTCGGGAAGGCGGTCGGCGCGGTTGCTGCGGCCGTCGTGGAGGTCGCCAGCGGGGAGTTCTCGCGCGCGTGGGAAATCCTGCAGATGGGCGGCCAGGACATGGCTACCTCTATCGTCGGATCGGTGAACACCGTGATGGGGATTTGGGACGAGGCGGCAGCGAACGCCGAAACCAAGGCGAACGCGCCCTCGGGCGGGCTTGTGGCGCCGATCGTCACCGGAGCCGCCCGCGCCACCCGCGCCGCGAAGGAAATCGACAAGGCCGCGCGCGAGGCAGAGGCGGCGCAGAAGCGGCTGATGGATGAGGGTCGCCGCGTGTTCGAGAGCACCCGCACGCCGGCTGAACAGCTCAACGCCGAATACGGGAAGCTCAACGACCTGCTGGCGAAGGGGGTGATCGACTGGGATACCTACGCCCGCGCGGTGATGGATGCGCAAGACCGGCTCATGCCGATGGGCGAGGTGGTTAAGGAAGTGGCCGAGGAATCGAAGGCCGAGCTATCCGAACTGCAGAAGGCGGTCGAAGGGTGGGGCAAGTCATCGGCCGACGCAATTGTCGAGTTCGCCATGACCGGCAAGAGCAGCTTCAAGGACATGATCAACAGCATGCTCGCCGACCTTGCGCGGATGCTGGTCTATCGCAACATCACTGCGCCGCTGGCCTCTGCCGTGGGCGGCATGGACTTTGGCAGCATCGGCTCGGCCATCGCCGGCATGTTTGGCGGCGCCCGCGCCTCGGGTGGCCCGGTGTCGGCCGGCAAAACATACCTGGTTGGCGAGCAAGGCCCGGAACTGGTGACGATGGGTTCGAGCGGCTACGTGACGCCCAATCACGCGCTCGGCGGTGGCGGTGATGTGTCAATCGTCGTGCACAACAACGCCGGCTCCGACACGCGCGCGAACGCCACCGCCACCACGGACGCCACCGGCAACACGCAGATCATGATCATGGTCGAGAAAATCGAAGGGATGATGGGCCGGCGCATCGGCCAGGGCAGCGGGCTCGCGCCCATGCTCGAGGGG